TCTGGAACTAAAACTAAGAATGTGCTTGAGAATGGCCATGAATCCGTAGGATCAGCCATAATAATGTTTTCAACTACACTTGTATCTCTGTTGATAACAGCGCTTTTTATTAATTAAGTCCTTGTAACTTTAAGTGATAGTGTAACACGAGTGCATGTAGTAATGCTATTCACGTTAAATCTAATCGTATCTCCTGCAGTGATGGTAGTTGTCCAGCCGGTTAAAGTTGAACTTTGGTTTTTGATTACTGATGATAATGTTGGTTTTGCTGAAGCAGTAATCGTATCTGCAACAGTTGCGGGGTAGTTTGCATAAGTATCTTTCCATAGATCAATAACAATTGAACCTGATTGATCTGCAAGAAGTGTCCATTCCGTAATTGTACATGCAAAAGGGACAGTAATATCACCTTTAATACCTGTTGTAATCTCGGAACCGCCGCCGTCAATGATAAATGTTAATGATAAAACATTTGGGTTATTTGTAATACCGGTACCACCATTAGCAACTGGAAGCGTGCCTGTAACACCAGTAGAAAGTGGTAATCCTGTTGCATTAGTTAAAGTACCTGAACTTGGAGTTCCTAAAGCACCCCCATTAGTAACAACCGCGCCTGAAGAACCTACGTTAACTGCTAGAGCAGTAGCTACATTTGTACCTAAACCACTTACACCTGTAGTAATTGGAAGACCAGTTGCATTGGTTAATGTACCACTAGAAGGTGTTCCGAGAACTCCTCCGTTAGTAACAACAGCGCCTGAAGAACCTACGTTAACTGCTAGAGCAGTAGCTACATTTGTACCTAAACCACTTACACCTGTAGAGATAGGTAGCCCTGATGCGTTTGTAAGCGTTCCAGAACTAGGAGTTCCTAAAGGTCCACTACCGTAAAGAAGCGTGCCGGTTGCGTCTGGAAGTGTTACTACTCTATTTGCAGTTTGTGATGTAATTAATTGTGTATAAGTTCCTGTAGAACCTGCAGCGTTTAAGGCTAATCGTTTAGTGCCGTCTGTAGAATCTTCGACAACAATAGATCCTGTTCCTTTTGGCGCTAAATGGATTCCAATATTTGTATCTGTGCCTGTAGCTATAATATGAGGGGGTGTGCCTGTAGCAGCGTTTTCAACTGTTAAATGGTTTACAGCAGACGTTATAGTCGTAAACTTAAGTTCTGCGTTTCCATTAGTATCATTAATTTGCGCAATTCTTGGCGTAGTTATTGTGGGTGAAGTAGTTAACGCTACAACTGTGCCAGAGCCTGATGTTGAATACGTAGTACCCCAAGAAGAACCACCAGATACTGTAGCAATTCCTGAACCTAATGGATACGTCATTGGCGCACTATTGCTTAATGTTCCTGTACTAAACAATAATCCTGTACTTACTGTTACATTGCTAAATCCACCTGAACCGTTTCCATACAAAATTGAAGTTCCAGAAGTAGCGGGAGCATAATCTGTACCTGAAACACCCTGTGACCATACACCTGATGAAATTTTAGCTAATCCAGACCACGCAGAAGAGTTTTGTCCTGTACCGCCTTTAGATGCTGCTAATGTAGTAATTGTTGGTTCGTACGCAGATGATGCTGTATACGCAGCTGATCCAAGAGTGCCGCCAGCACCAACATTAAGTGTTGACCCATCTGTACCAGAGAATGTAAGCGTATTATTTACTGTAAGTGTTTTACTTGTAGTACCACCAGCAACAGTAAATCCTGTAGTAGCGGCTGTTAATGATAAACCGTTATACGTTTTACCTGATAAAGTGCTTGGAATATCTGTATCTGCTAATGCAACCCAAGCTGGAGCTGCTGACACAGTCCCTGTGCCTGTTTGAGATAAAAATCTTTTACTTGAATTTGTGCTACCTGCCAAACGAACGTTGTCTGTTCCATTGTGAAAAATAACATCGCCTAATGTTGTAGTTGGAGCTAACGCGTCAAATCCTTCTGTAGCTGTAGAAGCTCCCGTACCTCCATTTGCAATTGCAACTACGCCAGTGACATTAGCTGCTGTACCAGTTGTATTTTGATTTAGCGTAGGAACATCAGCTACTTGAAGCGCACCTAATACTATGTTAGTTCCATTACCACGTAATACTAAATTTGTTGTTGTAGCACCCGCTAATGCATTGATAGCTGCTTGTCTTGTTGTCGTGCCTGTACCGCCATTTGCAATAGCTACAGTACCTGTAACATTACTTGCAGTGCCAGTTGTATTTTGATTTAATGTTGGAACGTCACCTGCTTGAATAGCGGCTAGTGCTGTGTTAGTGCCGTTAGATCGTAAATAATGTCCTGAAGTTTGAGTGCCGGATAATGCAGTAATTGCTGCTGCTGCAGTTGTAGCCCCCGTACCACCATTTGCAATAGTTAATGCAGTGCCGCTCCAGTTATCATTATTTATAGTACCAGTATCAGTTTGAACAAACTTACTTGCAATCCCCGCGGTTAAACGTAGTGACGCGTAGTTAGCGTTTGCTAAAATATGCGCAATGTCTGCAGTTCCCTCTTGTCCGCGAACAATTGTATAAACGTTAGCTGTAACTCTAGCTGTAACTTTTACAATTTCAACATTTTCTTCAGCAGATCCATTAAGGTTATATAAAGTTAAATAAAAGTAATCGCTTCCTGTAATGGTAGGAAACCCGGCGTCGTTAGAAACTGCTAGTGTAGTACTACCAGCATTTATACTAGTAAACGGTGTTCGTATATTATTTGCAAAGAGGGCTTTTCCGGGCATTTTAGTATTCCTTTACTTTAACAATAAGTTCAGTCTGTTTTACGCGACCAACATTTGTTGTGACTGTGATTTGAAATTTATAGCTACTCCCCGCGGTTCCGCCGGCTACCCAAATTTTTACAATAGGACTTGAAACTGAAAATGAATCTAAAGTAATTCCTGTAGGCGTGCCTATAACTGCGCTTGAGATCGAATCCCCTGCTGGAAGCCACGAATCAAAGTCTATATCGTAATCCTGAACTTCTATAGGTTGTTTTATAGGGCGTCCGATAATCATTTTTATTGCTCCACATTAAATGTTGTTGATGGGTCGGTTACATCAAAACTAAAATCTTCGGTTACATCAAAATTAAAACCTTCTGCATCGGATGGAACATTAAATGAGTTGTAAGGTGATGCAGGCTGATTTTTTAAGCTCTTCATATTAGCCGTAATTATAGTAGTTGTTTGGACGATTGTCGATAATTTAAACGAAGACTTAACTAACCCAACTAAACTTGCTACATATAAAATTGCTGATCTAGTGATCGCAAGACCTGATAGATTTGCTATAAATGTATATGAATTAGAAATAGCAGCTACCGCTTGTTTTAAACTTGTAGAAACCGCTGTTACCGTAGTAGAGGATTCAATACTTGACACAATGTTTCTTAACGCTATTGCATACCCAGTAACAATATTTGGTTCAATATTAATAAATCCATTAAAGTATAAAATTATTCCAGCTCTAACACTAATAATATAGTTTGCCGCAACAAGAGTTTGAAATGTAATAATTCCATTAAGCTGATTTTTTAAATTAGCTGCTATAGAAACCGCATGGGATAATGCAGCAGAACTATATTTTAAAGAGTTTGAAACGGCGGTAATTACTGTAGCTGTTGTTATGGATACAGATCTTAATTGATATAAAGCAAACGCACTTGCACTTATAACAACTGTATTACTTATTGCAACTGCTTGATTTATAACACCATTAAATTGATCTTTTAATAACCCAATAACAGAAGCTGCCGGTACAACAATTTCAGAAATAATATTTTTTAATCCTTTAGGAACTGCTGTTACCGCACTTGCAGCAGTCATAAGCGCTCGAATAGATATTATTTTTATCGCGTTCGCAATTATATCAACCGAATTAGAAATGGTGGTTGACTGCGAAATAAGACCGTTAAATTGGTTCCTTAAAAACGCTATAATATTACTTGAGTGATTTATATTTCCTGATAGAGCCCTATAAACAACTTTTGTACCTGTTGCAACGGCAATAGCAATAGCAATAGCAACTTTATATATATTACTAGAAACGCCTGCACCAGAAAACTCTTCGCCATTAATTTCATTTTCGTTCATTCACTTGGGTCCAATTGAACAGTTAGCGCTCCCGGACTAAACACTAAAGTGTCTCCGTCATATAATTGAGCATCGCCCCCGACAATATCACCCACATAAAGTAAACTTGTTGCATTAATACCATCTATTATGCCCCAATGAGAGACAGTTACACCGCCTCCAGATACAGGGCCAAATATAACAGTAGCATCATTAGTTACCCTATGTGCAGTTCCATCTACGCCAACTTCGGCAGGAGCACTCCATGCATCACAGGTTTGTCTTACATACCATTCTTGGTCTACTTCATGTTGTATTATATCAACTGGGTCTGCTGTAAATAATATAATTTTATGAGTAGTAACCGTTGGAAACGGTACAGCTAACATCGTGTGATTGAGTATTTGCTGTGCTAAATATTTTGAAAAACCGGCCATTATGGTTGGGTAAAGTCAAATTCACCAGCATCAAATCTAACAATATCGCCTGCGTCAACTGTTTTTGCATATACAAGAGTACCGTAAGCTAGAACGTTAACGTTAACACCCCAATTTGTATTAGCTGCGCTATCAACTAAAGCTACGTGTGTTGCAGTGCCCCATGATGCAGTAGCAGCAGGGAAATTAACTTGTGATGTATTTGCAGTTAAACCACCTGAAGCTGCATTTAAAGCACATGTTTGTCTTGCATAAGAACCGCCAGAAATTTCAGCTGTCGGGCTATTTGTATCTAAACCTGTAGAACTAGTAAAAAGCGCTAGATATACAGTTGTTGGAACTGAGAAAGATTGGCCACGAAACATATGGTCAATTACTTTGTTTTTGTAAAAGGTTGATAAAGGCATGTTAAGGTCTCCTTAATAAAATTTGTGGTGCTGATTGTAGTTGTGCATTAGTTAGAGATTTGTAACCTCTCCAACGTGCGTCTGTTATTGCCGCAGAGAACTGCGCTCTATACTCTCGTGAAGTATTTGGGTCTGTAAAAGGCTTACTAGGAATAAGCATAAGTCTTGCTTTAGCTCCTGCAGCCAATTGCTCAGAATATAAATCATAAACGTAATTATCGATGCCAGTAGATGTTTTAGTAGGGGTAAGCGCAATAGTCATATTTAAATCGCCTACTGAATCTGGGATTCTATATAGTCTTACTGTTGTGTAATCGTAAGAAATATAATTTGTAGGAGTACCGCTATCATCTTGCCATCTTAAATTAGATCTATTTAATGACGTTTGTCCTACAGGTACTAATTGAGCATCTTTAAAATAAACAGATACAATACCGACTGTTTTAAATCCTGTAAATGTATCTATATCATATTCTGCTTGCCCTATTACAGTTTGCTGAGGATCACAGTCTTGTTTGTTAATCCATGATTTTGTATAGAGTTCTATTGCAGCATTGCGAAGTGCATTAATAGCTAAATCATTAGGGCAGCCCGGTACGTCTGGTAAAACATCATTTAACATATCTGTAAAATAAATCATAATGTTTTTAATCCACTTGCAAATTTACCCATAAAGTCTTGAGTAGTTCCAGCATCTTCAGATTCTCTCATATTAGCATAAGCTACTATAAAATCACGTACTGATTGTACAAACTCAATTCCTATAGGGAATGTATCGGTTAATATATAGTCTGATATATTTGTTTTATATAAATTAAAATATGTATCAGGTCTAACTCTACGAATAATTTTCATAGCGTCGTTTGCTGAAACCATTAATTCTGCGTCCGAATATCGAACCGCATTAACGTCTTGTATCAGAACACGGGCTTGACTAACAATGTTAGCAAAGGTTGTCATTATTCTTCGGAATCTTCCGCTGTAGCTTTTTTACCTGTAACTTTTGAAATTACTTTATCTAAAGTTTTTTCAGGAACTTCTGCTTTTTTAGGTGCATCACCTAATAATTTTTTACCGCTTTCTGTTAGTGTAAATACAGCATCTGCCATACCTAAACCACCAACATCTGTGTGTTTACCGTCTCTGTATACAACGATTCTTCCACCCACTAATTGAGCTTCATCGCCTAATTGTTTTAAAACGCTTTCTAATGTAACTGACATGTGTTTCTCCTATTAAAGGGGGAGAGCCGAAGCTCTCCTAATCCTTATTGTACTGAGTTGCGTGTTGATGTGTAAACAAATCTTGTGCTTGTTAATGTAGCTAATGTTACAGCCACGTTTACAGTACCGCCATTGATTGCACCGCCAACAGGTGGATAAATCTTAACAGTGTTTGCACCGCCATTACGTACGAAAATAACATCGCCTACATCTGCTACAGGAAGGCGTACGCCGTCATTTGCAACTGCAACAGTACCGACTAAGTTATTTGCACCAGTTAAAGCTACTGCACCGGCTTGAGTTTGAGTTGTACCAGCAGTAATACCAGTAACAGTCGAACCCCCAAGCGCAGAAGTTTGGCTAGTATGAAAGCCTGAAGCTACTAGTTCTTTGGCTAAAGCCATAATAATCTCCTTTTGATTAGTGAACGGGCGGGGCTTAACCCGCCCTATTCGATTAAGCTACTACTGCGTATGATAAAGCTGTATCTTTAGATACTACATAACCAAATACATTCAAGCCACGGACGAAGTCGCCGAAGTCTGATGGGTTACGTACTGTTTCAACTTTAGTCATTTGTGATGCAAAGCTAATTGCTGACTTGTGACCAGCGATGATTGCACGACGTTTAACTTCTGTAGAACCATTTGCATTACCTTCTGTACCGTCACCTGATTGCCATGTTTTTGTCGCAGCGCCACGTGGTAAGTTGTTTGATACATAAACAGTGAATCTGTCGATAGAACCGATACGGCCGTTTCTTAAGATAGACTGATTATCGCCCATGAATTGTGCTTGAGCTAAGTTAGATTGCATTAACAATTGACGTGTAGCTGGATCAATCAATAACCAACGATCTGTTTCTGGAATATTTTGTTCATCCAATACTGCAGATAGCGAAGTAATTGTTGAAAGCACGTTGCTTGCAGTTAAAGTAATAGGTGCAGCATCTGTACCTAAGTTGTAACCAGCAGATTGAGCACCAGCAGTTGCGCCTTTATTAGCAGCAGCAGCGCCAGAGAAAGTGTTGTAAAGCACTTTAGAGTCAATTGCAATTTTCATTTGCATTGCAGCGTCGTTTGAGAATGTGTCCATTAACTTGATTTGTGATTGATAAGCTAATACATCGTTTAATTGGAACGCGAAGTATTTACCTTGATCGATGTTTAAAGTTAATGTGCTTGGTGTAGGAACTTCATATGATAATGATGTACCAGCACTGTAGCTATTGATAGACAAAGTAGGGATGTTGTTGATAGTGATCTTGTCACCCATGCCCTTGATTTCGCCTTCCCAGTTTGTATTAGCGATTTCGCCAAAAACTGTAGCTTTATAGAACTTTACGTTAAGTTTTGCAGACCATAAGGCAGGTATAAACGAACCTGAATATGATGGTGTGGTGTCAAATGCACCGGATCCTACTACTGGAAATGTTGCAGCCATGTTATTTCTCCTTGGTTAAAAATTTAAAAACTATAATTGACACATGGCTTCCACATAAACAATTACCACTTAACTCGTCCTTCTTGAACTGCTAAGTCAGCTTCAGCTTGCAACGCTTCAATTTCAGCTTCAGACATTTCGCCACCTAGTAATCTTGGGTCAAATACCCTTTCATACTCTGCTGCGGTCCAAATCTTTTTACCTTGAGGCACTTGCGAACCTGCTTGTTTTGTTGGAGCCACTTGACGGGCCAACTCTTGTTTGTTATTTGCTTGAGTAGCGTTTGCAGTAGCAATTCCAGCTTGTTGTTTCCAAGCTTTAACTAATTCAACAATTGGACCGGCCTGACCGGCTTGGATTGCATCACTAGCTAATTCTCTATATGACTTAAGTGCAAATGGTGGGGTTAGATTCAACCATTCAATCCATCTAGGATCTGAATCAACGGAAGTCCAATCTGGAATTTGTTGACTTACAGTCCCCCAAAAACGTTGTTCTTGGTTTTCGGCTTGTTGTTGAACTACTTGGTCTACTCGTCTTGGAAGTTCTGCAATGTTTTTCAACATTGATTCTACTTGTCCAATTCTTTGTAGCACTACACCAACTTCATCTTTAGTCACTCTACGTGCTAAATCAATCAAATCACTTCCAAAAGTATCTTCGTCTTTAGAAGTAACCAACGACTCTTTCGGTATCTCTGGTTCTACTGGTTTCGCTTTTAACGATTCCATTTCAGCTTGTAAACGATCTAGCGCACTAGATTGTTCTTTTAATTGCTGATGAAGTCTTGGTACTTCGGCATTATATTTACCAGTGAGTACTTCAAACTTCTGTTTATAACCATCATCACCCTGAGATACAGTTTCAGCCTGTTGGGGCGTGGGCTCTGTTACTGTTTCAGCTACTTCAGGTGCCGGGAATTGCGCCGGATCCGCTTTTGGTTGATCGGTATTCCCTTTATTGGGAGTCGCAACTTCTGCTGCTATCTGCTTTTCAATTGCCTCTGCTAACTCTAGTTCTTCCTGAATTGCTTTAGGTAATTCTTGTTCCACTTTTAGTCTCCTTTCGTGCCGACTACAGTTTCCGAGTTTGCTTTTTACACAAGTATTCGGTTACTTTACGGTCTACTACTCGCTTCAATTTTCTCGAGAAGTTTAAGAGCATTCTCGATTTGCTCTGTAATATTTTTATAAGCTTGCGCTTTACCTTGTTCCACCATAACAGCATCGCCCGATAGGGTCTCAAGCCGGTCACGCGATTTCTCACGCTGGTCTTTGAGCCATTGACGGAACGGTCCCATTTGGTCGGAAACCCGTATTACGTTTAGACATTGATAAAGAGCAAGTTCTTGTTTCACTTGAGTCTTATACTATTTTTTCTAAAATTTGTCAAGAAATGATTAAGCTAGGAACTTGAGTTTATATAGTGTGCTATCGATTAAAGCTGTAACCCCATCAATAATATTTTGGAGGTGCGGCTCATCATCAAACTCAGAACGACACTCGACTGACTTTTGTTTTAAGTCTTCAAGCATTTCAACTGCATCATTAATTGGACGAGCATACACTGTTGGCCACTTAATAAGACCATAACAACCTTGATAGGTTTCGGCTAGATCATCAGCAATATCAATAATTCCATCGTAAAAATGATTAAGCGCTTTATGTTTAGCATAACTACCGGGGCCAGTAACTTGTAAATGCATTATATGCGCTGATGTACGCGCATTAAATAATGCTAAAATATATTGTCCTATCATTATTTGCAGCCTTTTTTCTTCATTTGTTTTTTGTCCATATACATTTCTTTTTTAGAATGCTCTTTCATGCCCTTCATTTCTTTATCCTTTTTTGATTTCTCAAACATTGGTTTTTTTGGTGTTGCCATTTTATATCTCCTTGTTATGAATATTGTTTAGTGCCTTTAGTGTTAATAATTAGTGCTTGCTTACGAGGTTCTTTATCTTTTTCAGCAAAACTAATATGTATCCAGCGGTCAAACTCCAGAATAACTTGATCGTATTCAATAGTGCTTGATACAATCTTTTTAATAATTTCTGAAGGGGGTCCAAAAAGAGGAGATATAATATCTGCCGCCAATCCTTGGACGTGTTGGCTTGTCGGTTTGCTCCCAAGTAACTGATTAACATGAATGCAACGATAAGCACTATTAACAAGAATAGGTTTATTAAGTAAAATTCTAACATGCTCCAATCCTTTCGCTAAAATTTTTAAATTAGCTATGATAGAAGGATCAGATGGTATATTATCTATGCCATGCCTATCTGCTATCTCTGATGCTGTCAGTTCCTTGAGTGTAAAGTGTGGTGATAAATTCATTTCTTTTTAATATAGAATAAACTACGTTCACCAAATAAATAGAAACCTACAGCACTAGCAAAATTATTTATTTCTTCGCTTGGTGTTCCATTAACCACTGTATATACCCATGTAGAAAGCACAAGAACCCCTATTATAGGTCTCATTAATCTAACTATGGCCTCTACCCATGGATAAGATGGATTACCTGCTCCTACTTCATTCATTACCTTAAAAAACTCTAGGTCTATACTCTTCATTTGAGTATATTGTTCTATGGTAGCTGGTTTAAATTGGTCAGGAGCTACAAATTTATTGATTAAAGACTTACCTAAGTCCATTGCTACAGGTAAGAAAGCTGATAGTATTGTTATTGGATCCATTATTCATCATCCTCTTCTTCATCTAATTCATTTCCACATACAACAGATTCTTCTGCTATAAACGGATCATCTAAACACAAGTCGCATGCTTCGTGATCGCCTTCTACTTCAGCTAAATAAGCTTTACGACAATACATGCAAACATTAATTCGTTGTATAATTGATTTGTTATCCATTTTTGTCTTGTTTTTCGTCTAGCTTTAAGAAAATTTTATTTAACATGTCTTTAATTTCTTGCATGTCATTTCTATGGTCGTCTTTTAATTCTTTAATAATATCTCTAAATTCACCTTTAGTAATATATTCGGTTGGTAGTTTTACTTCTAATCTACTAACATCTGTTTTTAACGTTTGAGTTGCATCCCATAACTGACGGCAAAACCATCCAATTACAGACATTGCAATACTGCACAACCCAAACAAAATATTTAAAAAGGTTTGAAATTCCATGTCACTATCTTTCTTTAAGGAGTTATTTTTTCTTGTTACGTCTTGCCACGCTAAGTGCAATCGCAACGGCTTGTTTTTGTGGTTTCCCATGTTTCATCTCAGTTTTAATATTTTCACCGATAACTTTTTTACTTGACCCTTTTTTCAATGGCATATTAAGCTCCTCTTTGAGGTTGAAAGTTAGCAGTTACTGGCGCGCCTGTAGATAAGTTTTGTGAGTTATTTGGCATAACTTGTGAACCTTGTTCTGGTTGTGCGTTTTGGGCTCCTGCTGCTTGGGCTAACATCATTTGCTGCTGTTCCATTTGTTGTCTAACTCTAATTTCTTCATCTGACGGAAGTATTTTAGATATATCCATATCTAATGATTTTCCAATTTGACGAAGCATATTAATAATACCTTTGTCTCCAACAATTTGAGCAAAGATTGGGTTTTGTGAAATAATGCCTAAGAACTCATTAAGCCTTACTTGTGCTTGTTCTTTTACAACAAGGGCATTAGCACCGCGAACGCGAATATTAACATCGCCTTTTAATTCAGGATCATCACCATATTTCATGTTGTAATAATATAGTCGTTCTAGTGTTTTACTTAATACATATTGGTCAATATTTGCAATAACTTGTTTAATTGATTTACCCGCATTACTCATTAGCATAGACATACCGGAAGCAGTACGGCCTGCGCCACCTGCAGATGCATCGCCTGTCATATATCTTGGAACGCCTGAATATTCATCAGCTAATACAGAGAATTTCTCATAGATACCCATGAGTTCTGCTGCTTGTGATGTTGGTTGAAAAAAGTCAATTGGGGGTGCTGAATTACCATATGGGTCACTAACGACACTATGGATCTTCCATGGATATAATTGAGTAACATCGTCTCCCGGCTGAAGCCTATCTACATTAACAACGGTTTGTGGTCCTGACGCAATTCCCATATTATTTGCAAGTGCTCTTGCAGCTGCATTACACATAATTTGAGCGTCGCGAACTAAGTCTGCTACTGAGTTACCCCAGAACACTCCCGGAATTTCTTCGTATGATGTTTTGTAATATGGTTTACGTCCAAACGGGTCGTAGTTTAAGGTTGCTTTAATAACCCAACGACCAATTAACCAAATTTCACAATTATATTCTTTATCTAAATCAGGAATCTCATCTTTTGACATACCCCATTCAACTAGGTGTCTGCCTTGGACAGAACCCCAAAATTGTAACGAATCAATTAGTGCATCTGTGTTTTGTTGAATAGCTAGTGTTGATTTACCTTCTGCGATAGCTTTTTGTGTATCAACTCGTAACCACTCGTGTAAACCACCATGGCTGTAGTCTTCTAATACAGCACGAATAGCGCCTTCTGAATAACCTTCAACCCCAATAAGTTCGGCTAATTGGGCGCGAGTCATTCTATGTCTTTCAATCATATAACCATCATCTATTTTAGATGCGTGTGGTGCTGGGTATAACATAAATGGATCAACGCGTTCCCACTCTAAAACTAACTCGTCTTTTACATCAGGATTAAAATTACCTTGTCCGTCTTCAACCCATTGCATTCTTGGTTTTTTACGGACTACTGGACCTTTTAAAACTGCGGATGGGAATGTTGTTAGGTCATCAATAAACTGAGACAGAGCATCTGGCCAATTACCTTGTTGTAACTGGTCTTCCATTTTCAGTTCCATACGATCACACATTTCACGAGCTTCGTCTTGAATCTTAACTCGAGTTTTGTCTTTGATTGCTCCCACAATTTTTTTCATTTGTTGTGGTGTTGTTACTTGCATGCCTAAAGCTTGCTCAATAGCCATCGCTTCTTCTGTAGCTTCTTGAGTTACTTCTTCTAATTCTTCGGGGGAAATATCGGGGAGGGTTGTTGGGTCTATAGTCCATGGTTTTTCATCACGAGCACCCATGAGTGTATCTCTTAACCAACTTGATGCTGCGCGACACTTATTACTTGTCAACATCATATAAATCTTAGAACCACCAGTTTTTATAATTTCTGCTTCTACTTCAGGATCATACTCGCCACGTCTTTGACGAATACCTTTTAACATCTTCTGTTCAATATCTAATTTTGCTAAATAAGCGCTTGCCCAACATTTACGAACGTATGCCGACAACCCTTGAATAACTGGTTGTGTATTCTTAAGTTCGGCTTCTCTACGAGAGTTTGCAGCTGCTTCTAATGACGCATTATTGGCAACCGGCAAAATGCCATTGATGTTAGTCAGAGAGGGGGTTACAACGGGTGGATTAATATCTGGTTCCATGAAGCACCTTTTCGTTTATTCTTAGGCGTTTATACTATAAATTTTAAAAACTGTCAAACAAAAAGAATCCCCTTACTGGAGGGAGGAGGAGAGGGCAGTAAGGGGAGTGCTCACTTTAGGAGAAGAGCGCCTACATTATAAGCACATGTTAATGATTATGTCAACTAAACTGACCAATTCATAGGAGCTGGTTTTACTTCTATCTTCTGTCTTTGCATAAATCCAAACATTGTTCCACCATCAGCCTGTAGACATAAATACTGTAACGCATCTACAATATCTGCCCATGGATGACTTTTTTCAGGCGAATCTGCTGTTTCCCCCTTAGTATTTACCTTAAATCTATACTTTCCTGATAATGCAGCAATCAAATCTCCACATTCAGGATCAACTAAAAATCCCGGTTTACCATCAACCATTCTAGTTAAAAATTGTTCCACCGCTGCAATACGCGCTGAAATTCCATTTGTTCGGGCAGGCTTGACAGTAAGACCCTCAGCCTTAAGTAAGTCTGCCACGTTTCGCTCATCAGCTCCTCTTGACATACCTGCCGGGTCGATTACTACCATTACTTTCGATCCTGCATATTTGTTTGTCAATAACGGCTTGAGCTCTTCCCTAATAAATCTTAACGCTCCCATGTCCACTGCATATAACGTGTCGTATACATATAACTTTCCTTCAAACCCTAACTGCCCAATCACTGCGGCCGGATTCAACCCTGTGCAGTCAAACCCAATAATTATGGGATTCGCTGAATTTTTATTTGGTGTTAACTCTTGTTCTGCTACATGAATTTCTCGATCAAACGATCTAAACACAGGTTTCCCCGAAAGTGACGCACCAAACTTACCGTGCACATATACGTCAATCCAACTCTCAGATTTACCTTCTGCTAAATTCTCATAATACCCTTCTGGCAAAAATTCTAACCAATCCGCTTCAGGACTCATACCACTTGGCTGTATATATACCGCCGCATTATCTGGTGGCTCGTTCAAATAGGTTTCCCAGTGGGTGTCATAGTCAGGCGGGTTCGTTGCCCCCCAAACTTTATGTATTTGTTTTATTTCTTCAGTCCCATCAGCCTTCTTTATAATCTCACAACATCCGACACTATTCATCGATTTATCTGGGTATCGTCCTAGACGACCTGTCAGTGCATCAAACACATCAGGGTTAATTTCTCTAAACTCATCCATGACACCAAACGATAACTGTAAAGATAATAGCCGTCTGACGTCATTAGAATCATCTAATCCTCTAAATAACACCTCACACTCGACATCATCAATTCGTAATATAAACTTCATGTCTTGTTTTAGTAAAATGCCATACTCCCCAAACCATTTTAAAAAGTCTGGTATTGTGGTGTCGGACAGCATCTGACGGGTGTTACGAATAATTGCACATCGAGAACGTCTTATCCCATCAGGACATGGGGCTACTCTTTTGGCTTCATATATAATTTTAATAAGCGCTGCCGTTGTTTTAGTCGAACCTACAGGGCCTGCAATAAGGTTTACAAATTTATCAGATACAAGAAATGGAGCTACTGAACGTGGTGGGGTATATTGCTTCATGCGCTCGGTACTTCTATTTTAAAATCTGACTCTGTGAATGTAATGGTAGGGGGTGTGGAATCGGCGTCGTGTTCGATTGTATTAGGGGATGATGTGACTTCAATGGTCTTGGCCGGGGTCTCACCTATAGCTGGGATATTGATAATGAGCGATACGCCTTGTTGTATTTGTTTTGTATCTTCTGACTTAGATCCATCTTTTACTTTTTTGAATGTCTCGATTGCTTTGACTAAATCCCCTGTAGATACTCTATCGTCTTGTACACGGAATGCTAATTTTTCAACGGCTGCATGTAATCCAATTCCCGCAATTACAGGTGTTAACGCACCTTCAACTAATAGAGCTTGCTCGACGGCTTGCATCTTAGCTTTGAAATGGGGTAGTTCTTTTATGGTGTCGTAATCAAAACCAAAGTCTAATCCAACACGAACGGGGTCAGCCTCTAAGTGCATCCTTTGTAACATATCCAACGGGAAGTCTAGTGGCTTTTGGGCTATAAAATCATTCATAAGGGTCTGTTGTATCACATAAATGTCATAGACGCAAGTTTTCGTCTTATATATCACTTTTTTGGGTTTTATTTTATGTGTAAAGTATACTTTACACCCGTTTTCACTCAAGTCATTGATTTATATAAAAAGAATGAAAACAGTTTTTGAATTTTTTTAAAATTTTTGGAAGTGCTTATAGGTAGGGGGGGCGTAAATTTAGTAGTTGTTTCATGCAACACGGAAAGCCGAAAAATATGTTACTTACTACATCCTCTAGTATCGGCTTAATCGCCCCGAGGACATTATACACAAAAAACAAAGGCCCCCGAAGGAGCCTCTATTTAATAACAATCCGTCACGATAATCATTACTTATTCATTACATACATTGTAACTTCGAAACCGAAACGCATTTCAGTAGCAGCTGGAGTTGTCCACATGATGTTGATCCTTATCTATGACAAGCAAAATTGCTTGTTACGCAAATTATGTGTTTTTTGCAACACAAAGTATACAAACAAAAACAGTAAAATACCTAATGATTATATGGATGAGGTGTATACAAGTGTTACCCCTTTAAAAAATAGGGTCTGTCCTATACGGTCTACATAAGGCGGGGCGCGCCCCACCCACGACGTTGTCCCTCCCCCCCTCGCCTGTTTACTGGTTGACGTTCGGCCTACTATGTAAGTGACGCTAGATTGACCGAATAGGCCGTTTAGCTGATGCGAACCCAAATGAGATGGATACTCATTCGTCAACGGCAGGCGTAATTTGTCGGGTGCGGGGATTATCGGTGTAAGTCCGATATAAGAGCCGTCACGTGAGGCAGAATGCCGAATAAAAAAGGCGGTTTCATCTTTAATCACGTGGGCTTGCTTAAATGCATAAGGGTCATTTTGTGTCTTTAATCAAGCTAACATATAAGGGGTTTATCATGTTTTATGGTATTCGATGCGGTTCGGCGCATAGGGCTCGTGTTATCGGGCTTCATGGGCTTAATACGGCAAATCGTGATAAAAAAGTCGTAAAAGTAGTGTCACGTTTTGCTCCTGAATTGGTGCAGGCTTCAAAGGCGTTAGGCATGCATCCAGCTACACTTGACAAACGCCTCAAACTCGAACGCGCTATTGCACGTTTAATTAAATAAGGGGTATAGCAATGCTTACTAAAATTCAAATCAATTCGCAGATTAAATCTATTAAGGGTAAAAACGAAAAACTTCGCGACCAGATTCATGCGGTCGCAGTATCGATTATCGGACATGCTTTCTCGTCCAATGACGTCTCGCTTGCTACTCGTTTAGTGGATGCAATGGGTCGTGGTTTAGACCGTCAAGCGCTTGTGACTTATTTTGAAGATATGGGTTGCATGAGATGGGATAAAAACACGGCATCATTCAAACTCAAGAAAAAAGTTGACGCGGTTTTTGATGAAGAGTTTTTAAACTCTGAAGATTGCGCACGTTGGTATGATTATGCACGAGACAAAAAAGCGTTAACAAGTGCATATGATTTAGAATCTCGTGTCGCTAGTTTATTAAAGCAGTTTACCGATGTAAAAGACAAAGGCGAACGTGAAGTCCGCAATGAAGAACTCGAGTCTTATATCCGTGACGCTATGATTAAGTATCACATGACGCTAGAAATTGCATAACGCACTACACTAGCTAGTTAACACTTGTATACATACATCTATCCGTTTAGGTGGCGTTAACAGGTGTTAACTGGATAGTTAAGTGGATAATTAAGTGGATAGTTTTTGCCTATTTTTTAAGCAGTTGTAAAGTAGGGGGCAAATGCTCTGGAAGCCACATAAACAGAGGCACTCATATAAATAAATATATATAAAATAATATATATAATTAAACAACTATCCGCTAATCCGGATAATCCACTTACTTTATGGGATACACCGTCGCCGTATTTCAAAAATTATGTAATGCATTTTGACCGTAACATACATTTATCCACTTATTATCTGGATTGGCGGATACTTGTTTATAATTCAAGGACTTACAGCACATAAAACGCACGTCACTATCCACTTATTATCTGGATAAAACCTCACGGCAACACTTGTTAACATAACATACAGGCAACACTTGTATACACACACAGGCAACACATGTTAACGGTTGACGCCAAGCAATACATATCACACAGGCAACACTTGTATACATAAGGAGCATAACACCATGAAAAAGAACTGGGGCATCATATTATGTTTTACTGTTTCACTGGCAACATTTGTATACTCATTCGATAGTGCAATACATAAATCCACACTCATACAAAAACAAAATAGGGGGGCATATGGCAACGACTAGGGCATCACTCATTAAACAAATCAACAAGCGTTTTCCTGACATATGGATGAAACCATCAGAGGAATTTAACGGCAGTAAAGGTGCAATATGGACGGGTGAAGGTTCGGACATAGATAACGTGTCAGCATTCGAACATTATGGGTATCGAGACACAATGGGTATTCATCCTGACTTATGGAACTTTCTTAAGGCTAAAGGTTGGCATTGCGAATGGTATGACGGCGGCACAGTATTTATATATAACGATAACTATTAGGGGGTAATCATGACACACGTTGAGGTGATAGAGGACATTAAGACTCTTATAGTAGGTGAGATAAAAGCACAAGCCGATATTGTTAACAAGTATCTAGGTTGGGGTATCACCGATGAAGATATGGATTACTTAACAGACGGCGAGATATTGGACATTGTTTACGACATAACACGGGAGGCACTATGAAAACAAAACAGGACGCATTGGATTGGGCATTAACATATTTAAGGGAGGTTGTCGGAGTAGAGATTGAAGACAACGAAGAATACCAAAAAGCAACACAAATAAACGAGGAGGCACTATGATTAAATACACATCATACATATTGGTTAACAAGTATTGCGAGACGATGCAAGTTATGGCACGGTGTATTGCGGATGCATTTGTCGAGGCGGATAAGGTAGGCTTTGAAGTATTCGATTGGGAAGTAGAAGAGGGGGAAGACTTTGCATAAGGCGGATTGGGATTATCAACGGGTTAACTCATCATGGGTTAAAGCCTATGTCGATGCATTGTTTAATCATAGAGACGTTTATCTAATCAAAGGAGACACACATGGCACAGTATTATAGTAAAGAAAAGCCAACAGTCATAGCTACGGCAGACATCAATGGGCATGAGGTGCTTATGAACTTTTACTACAAGGCAACAAAACATGACGTAGAAAAGGCGGGGCAATGGGTAAAACAACTTGAAGATAAATTAAGGAGTGAAGCAGATGATAGCAACTAAACACTATATTGTCGCATTGAATTTGTCATTCAGCTATAACGCTAACTTAGTAGACGAGTGGGAAGACAATGGCGACCGCGAACTTAACTATTTAAACGAGGCAGGTATCAAGACTGAGATACAAGACTTTTTAGAGAACTTAGGTTTTGTGGTGGGTATCAATGTTATTGAATACAAAGACAAGGGGGACGGGGTATGAGATACAACAGGCACATTCATAAATCATACAGTTTAGGGTTGCTTCGAGACGATGGTGACTTTCATATACTGGCAACGCTTAACAATAACGATGACTTAATTCCTGAAGACTTATTCGAAGAGTTAAGAATATATCTTGTGGCGAAATTAACACGGGAACTTGATGAGTCAGTGTATTCATATCCAAGACAAGACACACCTGATTACGTTAACTTACAAATAGGAGACTAGCATGAAATTACATGACAACGTATTAGATAGCCGAGACATTATTGATAGGATTGAAGAACTATCGACAGACATGTTTCCAAAGTTTAACGAGCAGATGTTTATCGATGACAAGGACGAGGAAGAATCTATCGATGACACCGATGACGAGAACTTTAGGGCATGGTTAGAAAAACTAGCGCCGACAGATGATGAGGCTTATGAACTATTGGCATTACTTAAATTGCAAGACGAGTGCGAGGATTATAGCGATTGGGAACATGGCGAGACTCTTATTCATGCAAACTATAGGGTTGATTACGTAGCGGAATTAATCAAAGATAGCGGCGACTTACCCCGAGATGTTCCACACTACATAGCAATTGATTGGCAGAAGACGGCCGATAACATTGAGTGGGATTATGCCCGAGTGGAGTTAGATGGTGAAGAGTATCTCATCAGGTCATGCTAGGTCAGCAGTCATAACGCGGATAACACTATTATGGAGGACGATATGTTTAGAGAGATGCGAGAAGTTTTAATTGACGTGTATTTGGATTGGCGTAACAACTACTTAACTTATGAGAAGTATGCAGAGCATAACGGGTTAACAGTAAACGAGGCAGATAGACTTATTCAACTAGGCCGTGAGGCATGGCAACATAAACATCCGGAGGCATAA